TGTTGGTGCTTTCAGGCTGTAAGACCCAAGGAGGATTCCAACTCCCTTTCGATCTGCCGGCGGCTACACCGCCGAACACGCAGAACGCTCTGATACTGGACAGTCTCAGCCCGTTTCGGTGGGCGGGGGCACTCTGCATGCTGTCGGGGGCACTTCTGCTGTTCATATCACAGGGCAGCAAGGGCTGGATTCCACTTCTGACGGGAGCGGGTCTGGTTCTGCTCAACACGCTTCTAGCACATACACTCAGCAGCACCTACACGATCTGGTTGATCGTGGGTACAGTAATCGTGGCCCTGTTGATACTGGGTCTAGACCTTCAGGAGTTCAAGAAATGTCTTCGATACCGTTCTCTGATGCGTTTGCGTCAATCCTCGTTGTCCTCTTATCTTTCCTCGCCGGAGCATGGATCGGACGAACAGTCCTCACCTTCCTCCGAAGCCTGATTCTGGGCAAGATCGGAGCATGCCCCGACTGTCCCAAGATCACGGATAGCAAGACTAAGGATTCTTGACGCGACAGCAGACACGGTCGCCGGCGGAAGCAACGGGTTGTTGTCTTCAGCCATGATTCGTAAGCGTCTGTAGTCTTCAACGTCAAGTCGAACACACACAGATGCTTTGCCAGATCGTGTCCGTACACCATCATTGGTGGTCGATGTATATTTGTCAGTGGTCATTTCTGAATCATAACTAGTAAGCCCGATGTATGGGCAAAGGAGTCTCGAATGAGTCGATTAAGTGGCGGTGGTTTTAATATCGGTGGCAGTGGCGGAAGAATTAGCGGATCGGGCGGTGGTGCTAAAAAGCCGGCTCGTAAGCACGTTCGCAAGGGTGCATCATCTGCTCGCAAGACAGCACGTCCCGTTAAGAAGAGGGACGAGAAGCGGGGTAAGAAGAAGAAGTAATCTTGAAACTAGACAAAAACACACCCCACGATCTGATACGGCAAGAGATCCGCAACTGGGTGGATCAGGTGCTGGACATTCCTTCAGACCACTTTAATGGTCTGTCGGCTTGCCCGTTTGCCAAGCCAGCCTTAGACAAAGGCAAGGTAGATATCCGCATCGGTGGGAAGCACACGGTCTGGGACACAGTTGATTACTTCCCCCCTGACCGTGATCTAGTGATTGTCTGCCCGATTTTTGCTGACAAGTGGCTTCCGGATTCAATAGAAAGTTTCTGTGAGCAACTGAACCGTGGTATCAAATCGGATGATCTGATAGCAATCCCTTTTATACCGGACATCGAAGGCGGCACTGAGCAGCCCGATGTAGAGTGTGAGAATTGGGATTACTTGATTGACGAGTCGTTTCCAATGATTTTTATTCAGCGGCTGTCTGAGTTGAAAGCAGCCTCCGCGAAGTTGCAGAAACGCGGGTATTACCTCAACGTCTCTAGCAAGTTTAGGGATTATGTAGAAAGCAGGGATTGATATGGCAGGACGTGGCAAGAAGATGGGCAAGAAGACCATGGTCAAGAAGGGCAATGGCGGCGGCTCTCCGGGCAAAAAGAAGAATGCCAACCGTCGTAGGCGTGGCGGGGGCATGGGCTACGGCGGCTGATGTCTAAGGTAGAACCGACAAGAGACCCACGGGGACGCTTTGTTCCCGGTGTGAGCGGCAACCCCTCTGGTAGATCTAAAGGGGCTGTCGGTCTCATGTCACGATTACGCTCAGTGCTTGCTGAAGAGGTCGCAGACGGGGTGACCCGTGCTGATGAAATGGTTGCCCTGATCCATCAGGCCATCCGTGAAGACCCCGTCAAGGCATGGCCCATCCTGAAAGACTTTGTTGCACGGGATGAAGGCCCAGTGGAGCAAGTACACAAACTGCAAGTAGCCCAAGAGGAGCAGCGGCAGGCGGATCAAGAGGTGGATATCGCCCTTGAAGCGTACTTGCAGCGTCAGATGATCGATGATTGATAGCAGTGCATCCAACCTATTCTTGGAAGTAGAGAACGCAATCGACTTCCGCGACCGCCACATGGTGTCCATGAAGGACATGATCAAGCGGTACGCCGGCACCGATTACAACAACACCTACACCCACGACGTACAGCCTGATGTTGACAACCACGCCTTTGAGTACATCTCACTGGTGTTGCCAAAGATTGTCTACGACAACCCCGCCGTCAAGATTGATAGCCGTCGCCCAACCTTGCAGGGTGAGACGGTGGCAAAGGTTCAGTTGGCAATGAACCGTTGGATCAACGACACACAATTCCGAGAGACACTGCACCGTGCTGCCATGGACATGATGTTCGGGTGGGGTGTTTTGATGACTGTAAGTGAGCCTGTCCCCGGTCAAAGGCCAGCGGATGAGGCAGTCAAGAGCCTCCCACGGGTGTATCGCATCGCTCCTGAGCATTTCTTCATGGACCCCAAGGCTGGTCACTGGACCGAGTCGCGGTTTATGGGCCACTCCTACGCCATGTTGCGTGAAGAATTGATCGACGCAGCCGAGAACGATGACACTTACGATATGGAGGCTATCCAAGAACTTGCCGGCAACTCTGGCATGAACAAGCATGATGGCACCAGCACTTACCAAGAGACCAGTAAGTACAGAGACGAAGTAGCCATCTATGAAATCTGGTGCCCCAACACAGGATCAGAAGCCGAAAGCGACGGAAAGCATCACGGGATGCTCTACACGCTCGCTGTTGCTGGTCCCACCTCTACCGATGATGAACCCTTCGTCGGATACGTCAGGGCACCACAGCCTTACTACGGGCCACGATCTGGTCCGTACACCCTTCTTGGTATTTACAACGTCCCCGGAGACCCGTATCCCCTTAGTCCCCTGACTGCGACCAACCAACTTACCCAAGAGATCAACGGGTCTTTGCGGCAGTTGGTCAGTAACGGGCAGTCTTACAAGCGGATCTATCTGGTTGACGCGAAGAACAAAAAGTTGGCGACCGACATCAAGGAGATGCCCGACCGCTTTGTGATTCCAGTTGAAGGTTTGGACACCCAGCGTGTCATGCCGATGGAGTTGGGTGGCATCACCGCCCAGCACGTCCAGTACCAGAACCTGCTAACAGATAAACTGGATAGACAGTCTGGCATCAACGATGCCCAGCGTGGCAATCTTTCTGGAGATGCAACCGCAACCGCAGTTGCCGTGGCTGAATCAGGTGCCACCGTCCGGCTTGCCCACATCCAGCGTCAATTTGCCGAAGGTGTGAAGGATTCGCTCCACACCGTCCTGTGGTACTTCTTCCACGACAACACAATCGTGCTGCCGCTGGGGCGAGATGCCATGATGCAGTTGGGTGAGATTGACCCCATCTTTACGGGCGGGGACGTGGACGGCGACTACGACGATCTCCTGATGACAATTGACCCGTACTCGATGGAGCGTACCTCTGAGGTGGTTCTTCAGCGTCGGGCCATCGAAGTTGTCCAACTGATCGGGAATATCGCACCCCTGTTCGCTCAAGCCCCGTGGGTCGATTGGCCTTCTGTGATGGCGATGCTTGGTCAAACCATGAACATCCCAAGCCTTGGCAGCATTATTGACCTTGAGAAGGCCGCAGAAGCGATGCAACAGGGTATGATTGGTCCCGCCGGCAGTGGCGGTGGCGGCGTGTCACAAATGGCTCCTAGTGAGAACCCAGTTGCTGGCACCAACGAGAACCAACAACAGATTGACGCTGCACTTAGAAGCGTAGTAGCAAGGGCTGGAGTATGATCTACCTGTTTAAAACCAAAGAGGGTGCTGAGATCGAGTTGGACTTTCCAATGGGCACTGCTCCCAAGATCGGTGACTGGATCATTCGCAACGGTGTGGAGATGCAGCGTGTGGTTTCGTTCCATCTTGACGAAAGCGGCATCGCTCGCAAGACCCACCAGTACCCGTACGTCTCCAACGCTCTGCCCCGCAAACTAGAGGGCTGTGACCTTAACAAGCAAGGCAAGCCAATCATCACTTCTCAGAATCATGAGAAAGAGATTATGAGCCAGCACGGCTACACAAAAGAGTAAATGGTACGATGTAGTCCATGGAAATGGACAACAATATCGTTGAACCCGAATCTGAAACCCCCGTAACTGAGGAGCCTACTTCTCAAGCGGTAGAGACATCGAACCCGACCGAGTCGGACGATGCTGTACTTGACCGCTTGCTAGGTGGTGAACCAGCCAAGGAGGAAACTCCTGCTGCTGAACCTGAGACCCCGCAGGTCGATAGTGAAGCGGTGGAAAAAGCCGTCAGTGTGTTGAAACGTGATGGTGTCCCAGACTCAGTCATTGCACAAATGAAAGAGTCTGACATGCAAGGGCTAACCGAATGGGCCGACAGTGCTGCCAAGAGGCAAGCAGAAGTTGACAAATTCGGTAACCGGCTCAAGGCTTTGGAAGAAGGGAACAAGGAGAAAGAAGCAGAGAGTCAACCTGACACCTCTGCGGAAGACCCCTTCCTTTCGGTAGAAGCAAAGTATGGCGAAGACGCTGCCAAGCCACTGCGTGAGATGGCGGAGCAAATGCAAGCCCAACTCGCACAGGTTCAACACATGGCAATTTCATCGGAATTGTCGCGTGCCGAAAACAACATGCAGGCCGTGTGGTCTGACAAAGAATTGGACCGTGACAAAATTACTACTTCTATGCAAGCCCTAGCCGAACAGCATCCGGGCCGCTTTAAGTCAGTTGAAGAGATGATGTTTGTGGCGTGTTGTGATATTTATGGTGAACCCAACTTGGACTCGCTTGACGAGAAGAAGTTGCAGAAGCCAACAAAAGCACAGCCCACGCCCATCCGAACGTCGGCACCAACCCCTTCGCCCAAGAAGGAGTTGACTCCCGCACAGAAGGAAGACGCAATCTTGGACGCGATTATGGGCGGCAAGTCTGCAAGTGAGGCGAAGGCAATGTTCTCATAAAGGGTTTAAGACATGGGATCTCCAGTCCAAACCTTCGTTGACTTCGTTAACTCAACAGGCCCAACCTACATGACTTCCGCTGAGGAAGTCGTTAACGAAGCAGTGAAGAATACTTATTGCTTCTCACGACTCTTGAAAGACAAGGGTGATGAGAAAACTGTTCAAGGTGGCAGCGAAATTCGTGACGTTGTCATGTTTGATGAAAACAGCACCTACGCACACTACCAGCCAAACGAAGTGTTCTCTTGGTCAAACCCACAAGTGACCGACACGATCACTCAACACTGGCGGTTTGCTATTGACCATATGTCGTTTACTGACGCTGAAATCGAATTGAACTTCGGTGAAGGTCTGTCGGCTGATGGTGCCAAGGCTGTGTACAAGCGGCTCAAGCGAATCAAAGAGCAGCGGATGATGACCTCCATGCTGAACGGCATGGAAGCCGACCTCTTCCGTCCAACCTTTGGTAACGCCACTGAGATGGAAGGGGCCAACGGCAAGTTGCCATCGTCCATTCCTTCGTTCATTACCGAGAAGTGCTTTGACGCTACTGGCGTTACTGGTCGCTTCCGTGGTGGACGGCCTCTTGGCTACTCCAGCACTGTGATGGGTGTTGATCCAACCACCGAGCATCGCTGGTCGAACGAAGTGGTCTTCTACAACAAAAAGGCCACCGCCAACTCCGGTGCCCAAACGAAGCCTGCTAACTTTGACTCGCACTACAACGAGGCTGCTCTTGAGTCCAGCACCACCACCATCTTTGACTTGGTCGGTGCGTTTGATGAGATGTTCTTGCGATTGCAATACATCCCACCAAGCACTCAATCGCAATACTTTGAGGATGCCAGCCTTAACCGGCAGATCATTCTCTGCTCGCGTGCCGGCATCAACCAATTCAAGCGAATCCTTCGGGACTCCAACGACACGTTGATTTCGTACCAAGACCCAGCATACAACTCACCTACCTACTCCGGTATCGAGTTGATGTACTGCTCTGAACTCGACACTGCCAAGATTTACGACGCAGATGTTGGAGCAAATGTCGCTGACACCAAGTCGGGTCAGTTGGGTGCTACCGCAGACGGTGCTGACGCAGAAGACGCAGCAGACACCATCTGTAAGGGTGCCCGGTACTACTTCGTCAACTTTAACTATCTCCACGGCTTCTTCCACGCCAACCGCTACATGGTTAAGCATGAAGTGATGCGGCACCCGAATCAGCCATTCACCTATGTGCAGCCTTGCGACACTTGGTACAACCTCTTCTGTGGTTCACGCCAGCGTCAAGGCATTGTTGCACCAGTTGCAATCTCTGACTCTTAAGGAAGGAATCACTAATGAGTTTTCGACTTCCATCAATTGCTCCACAACGGGGCACACAATTTGATCAGTACGTTGTCACGCTGCGTAACGCCAGCGGTGCAACCGTTACCAAAGGTGAGGTAGTTGTTCTTGACCTTGCCAATGGTTCCGGTGATGTCAATGACAACAACACCGATGCTGGTCTCGATTCTGGCTTTGTTAACTTTGTTGACGTTAGTGCAACCGAGGCAAACAACGCCGCCGGAATCTACGGGATTCTTCTCGAAGACATTGCTGATGACAGTCTGGGCAAGGTTTGCTTGTCCGGGGTTGTTGACGCTGTTCTTGATGGCGATTCAGTTGACTTGACCAAGGGTCTTGGACTGATGGCTGATCTTGAAGGCAACGTCGGCATGTTGAAAGCATCTACTGCTGATGCTGACAACGCTGTGGTCGCGGTCAGTCTGGTAGCCAAAACGGATGCTGGTGCTGCGGGATCACTGTTCCCCTGTCTCTTCAACGGGTTCGCAATCAACCGAGCCTGATCCACTCTCTCTCACCGGGGGGGCGAAAGCCCCCTCAGTGATTTCTTATGCAACTGAAGAACCTCAAAGAGCAGGTTCGCTTGGCTATTGGTGGCGACCCTTCATTTGACAGCACGCACGGGGTTTCCTCAGACCAGCGAATCATTGACATAATCAACGACGCAGGTCGTTATCTATTCTCACGTCGGTGGCGTTTCAGGGAGAAGCATGATGCTGTGGTGCAAGCCTCTGCCAGTGCCTCAACCCTTGATCTGCCAGATGATTTCGATACGCTGATCTCCGTCCGCATGACGGACGAACTTAACAGCACAGTCGATCTGACAACCCCCGACCGATTGAACCTGTACCGTCGCACGACTGTCGGTAGCAACAACGCTTACTACGTTGCGGTGTTCCATCACCCCGGATCGGTCAACGGACAGAATGCTCCCAAATGGCAACTCCAAGTCTACCCAACAGTGACATCCGCAGACACGGACTTCATGAGGGTTACCTATCTCTACTCCTTCCCGACGTACACCACTTCGTCATCGGACACGTCGATCATCGATGTCCCGACGTGGTGCGAGTCCCTTCTGACGGCGTACTGCCGGGCATTTGCTCAAGGCTACGAAGACGAGGGTCTGAACCAAAGGCTCGCAGAGATTGACGTAGGCCCGCTCTATATGCGGGTGGCAGAGCAGGACGGACTGTTGCAGATGGACTACGGGGCTTTGCTTCCGCAGTACCAGTACAGTGGCTTCTCCTCCCAAGCCGGCGGCTACACCGTGTCAGGCCAAGCACCGTCCGACCCCGCAGGTCAGGCGATCACTTGGAAGGGCACTTACTCCGCCAGCAACTCCTACACCAAACACTCTCTGGTGCGGCACAACAACAACGTGTATATCGCAACAGGTGACGTGTCAACAAGTGTTGTTCCGCCCACCTCACCGTGGGATCTCTTTGTAACAGGTGGCTCCTAATGGCATCAAGAATTCAAGTACGTCGTGGTACTGAGGCTGACTGGACTAACGTCGCTTCTTCGGTAACCCTCGCAGCCGGCGAGCCAGCAGTCGCAACCGGCAACTCAAAGGGGCCACTGCTTTACTTTGGTGATGGCACGACGTTGTTCTCTGGGC